AAGACCGCCCGGAAGGTTCGATAAAGTGCCAGCATCAACAAGCTGCCGAATAATAGAAGTACCAGACTTAGCAAAAGCACCGATAAGGTGAATAAGGCCGAAGGCATAGAATCCAAAGCCGGGTATATACGGGTAGTGAACAAAGTGGCTCCTCTTCTGATAGTTCTCGTCTTCTGGACGCCAGTTCCGCCTAATAGACAAAATCTCTTGTGAAGTTTTTTCGATAGTTACAATGTATGGCAGACCGATCTCGGTATCATCGCCATCATCGTCTTTGTCCTCAAAGCCCGGCAGGTCTAGATAAACCTGTATCTCCAGCAGCTTGTATCTATCGTCCGCAGTTGCACGGAAGCCCATCTTCTCCGCGATACGCTTCTCGATATCGTCCAGCACATTCTCTGGCTCTGGCAGATCGATATCCCGATAGAAGCCAGCCACCATCAATCGGCGTAAATCATTCTTTGTCTTGCGCATCACGTGCGTTACACGCGGGCTAGATTCCAGATTGCTCGCCCCGTACGGCACCACTACGTCTTCAGCCGGTACGAATACCGATACCTGCCTGCCTAGTGATGGATCGAAGTACACCTTCTTGAACGCGTTGCCAGCCAGACCCAAGCCCCACAACATACGCTCGTGCTCTGGGCGGTATTCAGTCATCACTTCCGTGAGCTGGAAGTTCATATCGTCACGAACGCGCTCCGCAGCATCCTTCTTCTCCGGGGTTTCCTTGCCGATGATCTTTGTCCTCACCGGCCCCGAGGCTGGAAACGTTTCCATAATCGTTTCCGCCTGAAACTTAACAAGTGCTTCAGATAGCAACGGATGGTAGACGCCACAAGCACCCTCCCACGGTTCTGACCGCTCCTCAATCTTCATGCCCAGCAACTCAAGACCGTCTACATACGTCTGCATCCAGTCTTTGCGGGAGTCCACATCTTCCTGCACGTCGGCCAGAAGGTCTGATGCCAGCGTTTGCAGGTCATCTTCGGACATCACTTCCGCCAAGTTGGCGCTGAATTCGTCCGGGATTTCAACCTTCTCGATATCTATTTCAAGGCCGCCGATGCCGATATGCACGGCCTCCGGGTCTTCAATCTCAATCTCTATTGGCTCTGCCTCGAGGACATCATCCTCCATGCCAACCGGTAGTTGGTACAGTGCCTTGTCAAAATTTGTCGCCATGATCAATCCTTAGTAATAAACCCGCTTCCTACGCATCCCCATCGGCTCATCTTCCTCGTCAGATGCCAGCCGCAGGAACCCGCCCTGCCGAAACCGTATCAGCGCCTGCACTCCCGAGTCCATCAAGTCATCATGCTCAGCGTTCGGGAACCGCGCAAACTCCTCTACCACGTCCTCTGCCCACCTTCTATCAGGCGTCCACACTTTACCGGAAGAAAACAGGTCTGTAACGCTGTTAAGACGTACGAACTTATCGTTGCCACGAGTCGGTGTGAAGTCCTGAACCATAATCCCCATGCGCCGCAGCTCAAATACCAGTGGCGCACCCGCCGCTTTCGCTTCAATAATGCAGGTATCCGGCTGCCATTCGTCGTACAACTCCTTTGCCTTCTGCTTTAAGTCCGGGAATTCCACCTTCCCCTTCCACGCATCCAGCAAAATGATGTTCACATCGTTTTCATCCTCGTCTTTGTGGAACACACCCCACGTCGTACACGCAGAATAGTCACTCCGCTGGTTCTTTGTGTACGCAGTATCCCAACTCTGGATGATAAAGTCGCACGCCGGGGGTCTATCCTTCTCCCAGACCTGCCACCAGTCCCGTTTTACCAGCGCACCTTCCTCTCCCGTAGGCTTTTGCTGGTACTGAGCGTTCCATTTGTACGGCGGAAGCTCCTCTTTCAGCGCCGTCAGCTCGTCTATAGACCAAAACTCAGGCCACAGACTCCCGCCAGACGGCAAAATCGCAGGAAATTCGATCACTTCCCACTCGGTCGAGTCATTCTTCAACACTCGGCCAGTCAAATCCTTGTCCGACCAGCGCGTCATCACCACCACAATCGCCCCGCCCGGCTGTAAACGCTGCCGTGGACCAGATGTGTACCACTCATACACAGAATCAAAGACCGTCGGATCCCCCTGCGCCAGACGCGCCTCTTGTTCTGAGTGCGGGTCATCAATAATCAGCAGGTCTGCACCCTTACCGGTAACAGTACCACCCACGCCAATCGCAAAGTAATCTCCGCCATGACTGGTTGCCCACCGGCCAGCCGCTTTCGAATCCACTCGCAGCCCCACCCCCGGAAAGATTTTGCCGTACTGATCACTATCTACTAGGTTCCTGACCTTCCGACCAAACCCCACCGCCAGTTCAGCCGTGTTCGACGTTTGGATTACCTTCTTCTCCGGGTTGTTACCCAAGAACCACGCTGGCAACAGATAACTCGCAAACTCACTTTTCGTATGTCGCGGCGGCATGTTGATGATCAGCCGCTTTAACTTCCCCTGCGCTATCTCCTCAAACTTCTTCGCCATCACCGCATGGTGCCGACCATGTATAAACCCCGGCCACATCTCTTTCGTAAACGACATGAACGACTTCTGCGCCCGCTCACGTACCAGCGCATCCTTATACTGCCCCACCTGCTCCAGCAACTGCTCCTGCTCCGCCGCCGGTAGCCGACTAATTAAATCCGCTAGATCCATCAATATCCTGACTTATCGTCCCACGGCGCATTTGCCCACTTACGTATACCCGCCGGAGAAACACCCTCCACCTTTTTGGCCGCAGATGGCACACAATCCTTATGCGCCGCCAACCACTCCCCAGCCAACTTCACAGGCATCTCCTCAAACCGAGCATCCCACACACCCGTCGCCCCACATCTACACGTCAGCTCTATCCTCATCCCCTACTCCAAATCCCTGAACTGGATATACACAGGCCGCACACTCCTAAAACTCCCCGTCACCCGCTTCACCACACCCAACTTCACCAGCCGCTTTATTATCTCCTGCGTATTCCCCATCCCACCCTTACCACGTATCCGACAAATATCCCGTATAGACGGCCCAAACCCATACTTCCGCCACCACTCGTCTATCACCAAAAACACCTCCTTCTGCGCAGGCGTCATATCTACCCCCATACACTCTTCATACGTCATCTCCCGCCGACGCATCACCATCTCACGATTTATCTCAATCCGCTCTTTGTTGCTTTTCTTGAAATGTGGTAACGTTACCATGTTTCTCATTTGCTAACATCACTATTTTCGCCAAAAATATCCCCCCGGGGGTCTGCCGTTTCGGAGGACAAGGGGGGTGTTTCGCTGGGATCAGCGGTGGGGGCTTCGGTAAATTCTTGGGATGGGGTGTGTGGAATACTATGTTCATGCGAGCCGGAGTCCCATTCAGCATTTGGGGGTGTACCCACGGGGTGGGGTTCCGCCGCCGCCGAATCGCTTCCTGCCAATTCTGCTAGCAGATCATTCGCTTCAACTTCCTGCGCATCATTCGTGCTGAGCATCATCGTCTTAAGCTGGTCAAGTATCTGCGCTCGGAGTTCGCCGGAATCCTTGACGTGCTCCACTCGCTTCGTTTCCCGAAACGCATCGACGCCGACTAGCTGCCCAATACTACGCACCGCTTGCACCCGGGTTGCAGCCTTTTCCTCCGGGTTCGTTGCTATCTCGGCAAGTGTTGAAATGACTATTGACCTTAAGCCAGTGGCAGAATGCAACGCAGCTAGCTCATTTGCCTGTTCTATCCGTTCTATCTCAGCCTTTATTCTGTCTTGCGACTTGAGCCGACTTGCATGGTTCCCGACTGTAGTGGGTGATCCCTTGTCTGAGTATGCTTTGCGGTAAGCATCCGCACCGGTAGAACCTAATGCTATCTGCTCTGCGAATCGTTTCATCTTTGGAGTTAGCGTGCCTTTCCGAACACGCATGGCCTGTTCTATCCCACCTGAAGCGGTTATATGTTCCCTTACTGTTTTCCTGTTCATTGTGTGCCGATGCTCGCTCGCGCTCGCTGGTTAATCTGCCCGCACGATACCGGAACAAATACAGAAAATCAATCACCCGCGCGAAATCAATAGCAATGCTATCGATACCGCAAACCCGATAGAAAAATACATCCTCACTTTTCCCGCCTTGAATCGTCTTAACAGGTGGGAGCAACAATTTCCCGCCTTTTACAACCTACAAGGACTGATTACTCATTATGAATAACTACACCCGCCTACTAAGCAAACTCGACGCAACCAAGCAAGCAACCGAAGATCAGGAAGCGATCCGATTATCTAATTGCTACATCCTCATCTGCGAGATTTTCCCTGAACTTGAAAATTCACTTGATGCTGTCCGCTTGGCTGATGCTGTAGTGAAATCGATGTTCAAGGACTGATTCCGCCGCGCCGCCGGTACAGGCTATCGGCGGCTATCAATCCGAGCATTTCTATAGCGAAATACAATGTAAAAACCTATTGCATCACCCTTGACTTATGTATGGCATCGACTAATATCCCTTCCATGCGCTGCACTCAGTAGCGCCCTCATAGGAGATATATAAATGCTCTGGTACGTCACCCACTGGGAAACCATAGAACGCCCCTCTGGCGCTATACAGCAAATACACCTCGAAGCCGATGATGGCATCGCCCTTGTATTGGAACGCCCTGCGATTTTTGACGAAATAAAAAAGGCCGACCTATCAGCCCTCGCGCTCGATCAGTACGGTGTAACGATAGACCCTAACAACATCGATTAATAGGAGCCGCCATCATGACTATCACCGCCTTTTTCTGGATTCTCGCACTTGTAACCATGCTCTCAGGTATTGGCCTGATCGCGCTGGAATCTGGCGCGCTGGGGCTTGTAATTGTTTTCACCGGCAGCCTATTGGCCGCCGCCGCAACCGCAGTAGATAACCGCTAACCATAAGGAGCCGCCAACATGACTTACCGCTTTATTACCGACCCCGCCCACGGATGGCTTGAAGTTCCCCGCGCCGAACTTGACGCGCTCGGTATCCGTCACTCAATCAGCGAATACTCATATCAACGCGCCGACCTTGTTTACCTTGAAGAAGATTGTGATTTTTCCCGCTTTTCTGCCGCCAAAGCCGCCGCCGGACAGCCTGTCAAATACTCCGAGGTTTATCAGGAAAATACTTTTATTCGCAACCTGCCACGCTATCAACCATAAGAGGCCGCCACTATGAACGACTACCAAGCCGAAGGTTTTGCCAACCGCCGCGAGTATCTGGAATCACTCGCCGAAGATTACCCGCGTGACGCTGTTTTCGCGCTGGCATCGATGCTCGGCGCTTCCGAGGACTTCGACGGGCTTGTAACCGCCCTCGAGGATGAATTCGACTACTAACCTACAAGGCCGAGCCGCTGCGCTCGGCCACCATTGGAGCCGACACAATGAACCGCTCATTTTTTGACTTACCGCAGGAACGCCGCTTCGCCGTTTACAAGGCTATCGAAAACGCACAATGCGCTCACCACGCTGGCGGCAGCTTCGGATTGTCTGTTGCTGTTGGGAAAGGTCAATTTTCCGCATTAGTTGAGGCCATGCAGCAATTCGGATTTCAACACGCCGACCTGTACACCTTTCCGCTCGGAACCGACAAACCACCCGCCCACCTGCGCCACGACAACCGAGGCTTTCCAGATTCGTGCTGGCTTATCGCAACTTTCACCATACCAAAGGCCGACCATGCAGACCTTACTTGAGATGATTGTTGGCGCGCTCGGCGCTGTGCTTTTGTGGGCTTTTTTCTTTGCACTTTTTCTTTTCTGATCGGAACCGACCATGCAACGACTAAACGACTATTACGAAGAAACCATCGCCGGACATTATCTTTCGGCGCTGATTAACGCCGACTACACCGGACTATCCGACACCGAAGCCGCCGAACTTGACGCATACATGATGACGTACTGCGCGCTGCCGGATTTGACTATTAGCACCGCCGACGATGAGCCCAGCTTCACCGTTGACGCTGTATCCGGACTGCACGCCGACTGCTACACCGTGCGGTTTTATTTCACGAACCACGCGCACTACCCGCAGCAACACGCCCTAAACCTAAATTAAACGGAGCCGACCATGCACAACACCACCATTGAAAACACCGAGGATTTAATCGACAGCCGCGACATAATCGCCCGACTTGACGAACTTGAATCCTGCCGCGATGACCACGAGGCCGACCCAACAGGCGGCCATTTTTCCGACGAAGATGCCGCCGAACTTGCGGCACTCCGCGCGCTGGCCGATGAAGCCGATGATTCGCCCGACTGGATATACGGCGAAACGCTGATTCGCCGATCCTATTTTGTGGACTATATCGCCGAGTTAATCAACGACTGCTATGAAATGCCGAAGGAAATGAACTCCGGCCAATGGCCTTATCGCCATATGACTATCGACTATGAGGCCGCCGCAAACGAGGCCGAGCAGGATTATATGAGCGTCGATTTCGACGGCGTTGAATATCTAATCCGCTGTGTTTAATGGAGTTATCAAAATGAAAATCACTATTCGTTGCGACAAAAATTATGGGATTGAAACATTCTATCCCGCTTGCGACCGCGCGCAATTATTCGCGCGCATAGCAGGAACTAAAACGCTAACCCGCAACACGCTGCGCGATATCGACGCGCTGGGATACCAGATTGAGATTGAGCAGACCATGCCGCGCACCTTCGCCCACTTGACCGCTTAACAGGAGATTAGACCGATGAATATCGCACCGACACCGTGGCAAACAGGCCGCACCATCTCGCGCGCCGTATACGCCGCCGACGAAACCCCGATATGTATCTGCGACAGTATGGGTGAAGCCACCGCCACGCAGGAAGCAAACCACGCCCGACTGATAGCGGCAGCGCCGGATTTGCTGGCCGCTTGCATTGAAGCCCTGTCGCTGTTCGACAATTACCCCGAAATGTACGAGTGTATTGGCACCCATCAAGTACTGACCGCCGCGATCAACAAAGCCACCGCCCAAAAGTAGATCAGACGGTTGACGATGGCACGCGCGCAACGTACCATGCAATACACGACACGCGCGCCTGTCACCTACTAGTAGATCAGACGGTTATCAAACATGAAACATGGTAACGTTACCACATTGTAATTTTGATAAGGAAATCAGACGATGTACACAATTAGATACAACGGCAGCTATATCAACGGCAGCTTTGCTGGATCAGACTGCTACGTTACCGACGATTCAGATCACTTCTGCGGCCAGCGATTCAAGAGCATTCACGCCGCCAAGATAGCAATCACCCGCGCGCGCCGCGCAGGATTACCACCCAGCCGATAGGAGATCAGACGATGAAGATTAAAACTTTCGACAATGGCAGCTACACAGTATTAGAAGGCGATAACGTGCGCCACTTCTGGACTGTCAAGGTATACCGGCCAGACGGAAATCTGCACGACAAAGTGAGATGCGATGACTACCGCAACGCGCTTGCCTACGCCCGCACCTTCAATCAGATAGCAAAGAACTTTTAAGGAGATCAGACGATGACACAAACCGAAGCCCTGACCCGCGCGTTAGTGCTGGCGATTAACGCGCCGACTGATGAGCAAAGCCAGCGCGCCACCGCACTAGCCACGCAGCTAGCCGCCGGACTAACAGCGGCACAAGTAGAGCAAAGCAAAGCCACCGCATTACAGGAGATCAGACGATGAAAACATTACGCGAAACCGCGCAAACATTTGCCCTAAATCAATGGCTATCCGACTATCCGACGAATATGTCATACGACGAAATCATCGCGCAGATTGAATCAGACGACTATCTCGGCCATGACATTGTCATTTGGGAGCCAATCGAACATTACTCTGGCGCAAATATCGCCGACATAATCGACGACAGCCGCCGCGCTTTTGAGCGATACGCCGCCAGCATCAAGGTTGTTTCTATCTTGTAGACCATGAACTAACAGGAGATCAGACGATGAAAACACTACCCGAAATTGAAACACTCGCCGCAACTATGGCAGAGATGCACTTCTATGCAGACTACGAAGATAAGACCGCGTGGGAACCGTTCGAGAACTACCCCGAGGCGTGGGTAAAAGAACAGATGGATAACATGGCCGAGATGTTGGTACGCGTGATGCTATGGGCGCAGCGTGACGCGCTTGCAGGATGATGTAAGGAGATCAGACGATGACACCGGAAGAAAAAAAGAAAGAGTACGCCCGCGCATACTATCTCGCCAACAAGGAAAAGATTCAAGCAAAGGTATACGCTTGGAAGAAAGCAAACCAAGAACACTCTAAGCAATATTACAAGGAGCATAGAGCTAAGAACAAAGAGAGGCTGACCGAAATCAATAAGCTTTATCGTGAAAAAAAGAAAGATGAAATAAAGGAAAAGCGGCGCGCTTACTATCTTGCAAACAAGGAGCGGATTAACGCACAACACCGAGCGTATCACCATGCCAACAGAGATAAGCTCAACGAACTTGCAAGGCAGTATCAGCAAACACACAGCGAACGATTGAAAGAAAAAAGCCGTATTTACCGTGAGCAAAATGCAAAAAAGCTAAGGGCAAAACAGCGGGAGTACACCGCCGCAAGCAAGGAAAAGCGCAGGGAATATCTCAAAGCCAACAAAGACAAATTACAGCCAGCGATTGTTAAATATCAGACGGAGTATTACCAAGCCAATCGCGAGGCACTTATGCAACGCAGCAGAGAGTATGCGAAAGCGCATCCGGACAAAATGGCCGCACAAAAGGCGAAGCGAAAAGCAGCACGACTACAACGGACTCCGAATTGGCTGACCGATGAGGACTTTGCAAAGATAGATGCCGCATACTTACAGGCGCAGCAACTGTGGCAAGCGACAGGGATTCGGCATCATGTAGATCACATTATCCCGCTGCGAGGCAAGAAGGTATCTGGCCTTCATGTACCCGCAAACCTGCGCGTCATACCTGCGGTTGAGAATCTAAGAAAACATAATAAATTTGAGGTTGGCGCTGATACTGCTATCCTGCAAGCATGACAGACCACCGCAAGATGTTTACCCTGTACCTGATCGAATCAGACGATGGTTCGGTCAGGGTTGTGACCGACTACTCTGGTGACGGTGACCGCTGCTTGTCACTTGGGGTTGAAATCATGCAGTCACTTGCCATGATCCAACCCCATACAGGCGGCGGCTTATCGTTCGTAATGCCTAGCACTACTGATCTGGAGCATTGATTGGGTCAGGCTTTGCGAGAACGCGAACAACCCGATCCGACGCTGGCAGTCATTGGCATCTTCCCCCTCAAGATCAGACATCCAAACCGGCCAGCCTATCTCTGCCGCAGCTTGCTGCCCTGTACCAGACTTGTCGTTGTCCGCAATCACTAAGCCAGACTCAAGACCCGCCGCTACCTTGACCATGTTGCCAGCCGAGAAGCACACATGAATTGTGTACCGATGCTTCATCTGTTTCATGGCCGCACGAACGGAGAGCGCAGTAGCGTACCCCTCGCAAACGATGTTGATGCCCTTGTTGTCGAAGGTAAAGGTCGCACCGCTTGTACGCTGGCCGTACAAAAACTTCTTTGTTCCGTCTTCCCATATCTGTTGCACACCGCACAGGCTTTTGCCTACGCGCATCGGGATCAGAAGAACGGGCTTGTTCTCGATGTTCAGAACACTACCCTGCTCATCTGCGAAGCCCTTTGATTCAAGGTAGGCATGAGTCCGGTAGCCGCTTTCGTTCAGCATACGCACCGCCTTGTTCACCGCCTCGGTCGATAGCTTCTTGCGCTCCTGCTCTGCGCGCGCCTGACTGATGATGATCGAGCGCATATCTGGTGAGGTCAGACGGTCGCTTGCTTCAGGCTTCCACAAACTCACGACGGTGCTGGTCGCATGGTTCTGCACGAATCCGTGGCTGCCCATGTACTTAACCGCGCCGTTCCGCTTGCGCGGATGATCCTCTGTCGGGTAGCGCTTCCACGATCCGACGGCTGGCAGTTCGTTGATGATGATGCCGTGACTACGAGCAAATTGTATGAAGTCCATTATCTTTTCCCGATGCTTTTCAAGAACTGCCGCATCTTTTTGTCAATGAATGATTTAGTTTCTGCCGATATCATCTCTGGCCTGTCGTCGATCAGACCCCTCGGCCACACGCCAAACTTATCTCTGTATGTATGACTCGCTCTGCCCTTGCTCCAGCCCTGATACTTCTGTAGCCAGACCATCTGATTCCAGAACTGCTGCTTCGATTCCTTCGGCGCGTTGCCTAGTTCCTCTAGCTTGCCATCGACTTCTTGCACAAGGTTCTTGCGCTCACGCACATGACCGCAGTTGTAGCAACTGTCTGACCCCGACGGCCACAACGCGCTGCACACAGGACACTTGCTCTCTTTCTTCGTGCGCTCTGTTGGTTCACGCTTGGCCTTTTCTTTGCCATCTTCCAACCGCTGCACGCCATCCTCGAATACCTCATCCCAATCTTCACGGAAGCGAAGGTAGTTACCCGAATGATCTAGCCACACAGCGAATGGTTTTGATTCTGGATTGTGCTGATTCGCACGCATGACCCTGCCCATCTGCTGAACATGGCTGCTGAACGACTTGGAAAATGGGCGAGCAGACACGCCGATCATGACGTGCTCGTTGTCAAACCCTTTGGTCAATATGTCACACGCGATCAACCCCATAATCTTGGAGTCGGGCTTGGCAAAGTCCTCGATGACATCACGCTTCCAGTCTTCGTCATCCTTGTACGACAGGCTGACAAAGTTATAGCCGAGTGCTTGGAACTTCTGCGCCAGATCAGCACCATGCGCTACACCGCTAGCAAACACGATAGTCTTGCGCGGCTCACCAAATATCTCGCGAGTCTTCTTCGCCCACTCTGTCACTACATCGCCGGTAATTTTCATACTGCGCTCAGACGCATCTGCCTGAGTCCATTCGCCAGCAACTTTTTTCGCACCCTCCATGTCCACTTCTTTTGCAATGAACACGCGCAGCGGCACAAGCGAACCCTGCTCTACCAGCTTCTTCGTGGTGATAGGACTAACAACGTTTGTGTAGGTCGATGCCAACCCTTTGGTAAATGGACTGGCCGACAAGCCAACCACCTTTACCTGCGGATTGTTCTTGATGAACTCGATGGTCTGCTTGCGCTGGGCGTGACACTCATCCACCACCAGCAGATCAAGGCCGGGGAAATCGCCGCGCTTCTCCAACGTCTGCGCGCTGCAAACTTGGATGTTTTCATACGGCTTGTACCGCCAATGCCCCGCCTGCAACACGCCATGATCAACGCTGTACTTGTCTAACCGTCGGCTTGTTTGATCGCACAGAACAATACGATCAAGGATCATCGCGGCTTTGCTGCCCTTCTTCTTTGCTGCCTCCAGCATCGCGATGGCTATCTCGGTTTTCCCCCCGCCCGTACCGAGATACAACAGCTGTGATCTGTGTCCTTTTGCAAAACCTTCTCGTAGTTTTTGTATAGCGTCTTCTTGGTAGTCACGCAAAGTCAGCGACATAACTTCCTCTTATCTACCGGCACACACGCCCGCCGGTTTGGGCGATTAACCTTCTAGTTTTTTTAACTTCTTCAGCAACGATTGAACCTGCTTCTTTAGTTCACCGTTCTCACGCTGATACATATCTCGACTGACAGTTACCTCCTTCAATTCTAGCTCGGCTGCCTTCAGTTGTGCGCGCAAATCTCTGATGATTGACTCAGCTTTCTCCTTCTGAATATCGTCAGTGCTTGCTGCCATAGCAACTGTTAGTTGATCTTGTAGGTCTTCATTGGACTTTTGCAATTCAGTTATCGCTGCTTGAATTGTTTCCTGCTCGATAGCTGCTTCGTCAATCTGTTCTTCTTCCTCTTGCTTGGGCTTCTCGACACGCGAGGTCTCCTTGCCACGGATGTTCATCTTTGTTTCTGCTTTGGGCTTGTTCAACTCCTTACGCATAGCAGACACGAACGGATGCGACACCTCGCACTGGCGGGCGATCTCGCGGTCAGACCAATCCTGCCACTCGATATCTTCGAGCATAGCCGTGACTGCCTTGCGCTTGTCTGCTGCCGTGCGCTGCAAACCGTGCTTGTTGTTCGCCCCAAACGAATACAGAATCGCATCGCGCAACGTGCCTTGCTTTACATCGCACAAGATACCCGGACTGCCCACCTTCTTCGCCGCAAAGAATCGGTGGAAACCATCGGCAAGGTAGTAGTCCAGACCATCATGGAACACCGCAACCGGCGGGAAGCTATCGCCTTCCTTCATGCGGTCGGCGTATTCTGCAATCACGTTCTCGTCGATCTTGGCGCGGGACTGTGTGCCTGCGTTTGTGACAATCTTGGTTAGGCTGATGTTCATTCTTCTTCACTCCATAAAAAAGCTATTAATGCAAGCGCGGCGATTAATACAAACAATCCCGCTCCGACTAACATACCTGCTGCGAATGGCAGGTGCGTGAGAAAGTGTTGGTAGTTCATAAGAGTAGATACCGATAGACTGGATTGACTTGGCTGACGTTTTCGCGGTCGTTGCGACTCCACTGTGCCGCGTTGACCATCGCTACCGACGGGCATGACCAGTTCAACTTGGCCTCTGTCATCGTTAGGTAAGTCTGCAATTCCGGCACGACGGACAGGCTGAAGTCTTGCTGTGCTCTGTCTACCACATCAGGCTCACCCGATTTAATCATCTGCGCCAGCGCCGAATCGTCAGACAGAATGTGCCGCTCACGAACGAAGCGCGCCATCCAGTTCAACTCACGCCAAATCAACGACGCAGGCGGCAGGATAGTGTCAACACGCAGCGCATCCAACCCACGAAGGTAGATAGTGCCGACATCATCTGGCCGCACGAATGAACTGGCAATGTAGTTATCAATCGCGTAATTGATCTCGTTGTAATAGCCTTCCTTCAGGCAAGCGAACTCTGCTGCCTGTGCTTCTGATGCTTTCAACCAATAGTCGCGCATGGAATCGAAGTGGCTAGACACCATATCGCCACGCGTGAACTCGAATACTTCGTCAAAGATATCCTCGAAGGGTTCCTCGTACCGCCACCAATCGCCATCCAAATCAACGCGCAGACCAAAGCCTGTGGTCTCGGCATAGATAGATGCGGTGACGATATCCTCGATGATCTCGAACACGCGTCTGCCCTTCGGTCGGTAGCTCAAGTGGCCGTGGATCAGCCTGCCTCCGGGGGTAATCATCCGGTGGGCAAAGCCGGTGTAGGTATACCACTGGTCTTCGTCGATGCCCCACTGCCGGTTAGCGCGCTCGAATCCGAGGCAACTAACTAGCTCCTGCGTGTAAATCAGATTCTCCGGCAACTGCTCCGGCAGCATGGGTTCGATCTCTTCCCATTCGAAGGCGTGCCAGACGGCCATACGAGCCGCTATGGCTGCGATCCTTGGGTCGCGGGGATACTTCCTAGCCAGCTCGATTAAAACCTCTGTGCCCAGATACGGCTTGGTTACAAAGCCACTGGATATGATGCCGATGAACTGGCCGACATCGAGCGTGTAGTTGGAATCGACGCCCGCCCAAAAGTCTACGGAACGACGGCGGCTGAACTGAATCATGATGTTCTTTCCTTGACTTCATCAGCCGGATATCTGTATAGCTCGACGTTCTTAGTCTTGCGATTGACGGTCGAGGTATAGGTGCCGCGCCCCCATGCGGTCGTAGCCCACGCACACGCGTTGGATCGGATGTTCTCCGGCGGATAGCCCGCGCAAGGTATCTCAACCAAATCGCCCGGCTCCATCCCGGTAATGTACGGCACGACATGGCTACGCAAAGTTCCGAACGGCAGACCCAGCTTCGATGACCGCTTAATTTTTTTGGCAACCACTTCCAAGCTGCCATGCTCTTCGTCATCGATAATGACTTTGTACGTCAGGACGCCGCGCTTCTCTAACTGCCGAAGGTTCGACAGCGTTACCTTCAACATCTTTTCAAAGATTGCTTCCATCTCTTCCTCCCTTTGTTTGATTCATGATCCTGAACGCGATCTCCTCGCTTGCGTACTCCCAATCCCGGCAGTCATGGCAGATCATTACCGCCCGCTCCCGCTCCTCCTCGATGACCGCCAGCGCAAACTGGCGCAGATCGTGGATCGTATTCGGCAAACCCTTCACGTCCCAGCGGTTCGCCTTTTGGTACAACCGAATCACATCCTTGTCTGTCATCTCTATCTCCCTACATCTAGGAATCACTGTACAGCTACATCTAGTGTATGTCAACACATGGTTCCTGTCAACACCCATCTATTGTATGTTCCGCGTTTAGGTTCCCCATGGGTGATAGCCCCCCTCCTTGCGGAGCACTGTCGGGGTTATCCTCCCTGCCCAGCTACTGATCTCTGTCTGTAGCCTAGCAATCCCAGAAGGCAGCGATTATCTCGATGGAAGGTATGTCTCACCACTGGCCCTTCCCTCTTGTGCCATCCCTCACTGACAGGTGGCGTGGCTCGCAGGCGGGTCAGACCTCGGCCAGTGTTCTCTCTTCGGCAGCCCATGCAGGCTCACTGCTATCGTGGAAGGTACGGTCAGAAGAGAGCGGCCATGAAAAAACCCTCAAGGCTTGGTTCTCCGTGTGACGGCACGTCCCCGAAGGGTGAGAACCAAAGCTTGAGGGCTTCAGTTGATTGTCTCTGCCGTCACAGTGACGCGCACAGTGTAGGACAGTATCGGACTTGATGCAAGTGGTTGGTGGCCGGTCTATTCCCGGCTGTCAGTTGGCTCTATCCTCGACGCCTTGTTTGTCGAATCCAACTGCACAAAGATATCAGAGACCTACTCGCTGCGTCTGGCGCTTTCTCTCATCCGGTGGTGTGTCCGGGAACTCGCACAGCATCCGCTTTCAGTCACCTGCAATTATACAGGAACAATCTATTGCAGCGAAAAAAAGACCCCGGCAAGGGGAGTAACCGGGGTCAAAGCAGCAGAGCAGCTGCTGTCGCCTAACTAGGGGGTGCAACTAACGGGGGGGAATGACGCACTGAGAGAGATAGTCGCCGCCAGCGCACCCGCAGCAACAATACCCCATCCAAACATACCCCGCAACTTGTCAATCTGTAAATGTGGAAACGTTACCATGTTTATACTTTGTTATCATCTTATACAATACATGGTTCCTGTGTGCAGATAGCTGTTGACATGGGCTACATGTAGGAATAGTATTGCGTCAGGAGGATGACATGAGTTTAGAAATTCCAGTCAAGGTGCGGTTCTGCACCAGTTGCCAAGCAGACAGAGAAGAATCTACAGGCGAGATGCGCGTTACCCACAAGGCTAGGCGATGGATATGTCGCGCTTGCTTGGAGCGTAAGGCGGTCAGCATTTATCGGAGTGTAGCCAAGGAGAAGCGGGGATGAGAAAGCTATTGATAGCAAGCATGTTGATCTGCAACCTAGCCCACGCAGAAGAATGGTGGGAGGCCAAGACTCAATCTGGCGGCAGGATTATCCTGACCACGCAGGTCGCTGACTGGTGCCCCAAGCACTTCTACATCGGTTACATCGAGACATCAAAACAGGATGCTGTGTATGGCTGCTGGATGGTATCGAACGAACGCATTCACATGAAGTTCAATGACGGCACCATCAAAATCTACGACAAGGAAGGATGGGTCTACAAGAATGACAAGCGATGACATACATACCTGCCACGCTGGGTGCCAGCGTCCGATTTGCGTAGCTGTTCGTGAAGCAGTAGCAGCAGAGCACAAAGCAATACTTGAAACAGTGGATGAACTAACAGGTGCTGAACAATACCGCAACGCTATGTTTTCTGATGGCTACGACTACGCGCTGGGGCATGTGAAGGAATTCATTAAAGGGCGTGCGCTATGAACAGAGATGACATTATTCGCATGGCGATGGAGGCGTTTGGCGCAGAGCATGAATTGTTCTGGATGAACGGCACAGATGAATATCTTGAACGCTTTGCCAACCTAGTCGCAGCAGCAGAACGCGAAGCCTGCGCCAAGTTACTCGACGAGATGGCAGCGGCAGACAAGCTGTCGAACTATTACAAGGTGGCAGCGTTGCGGATTAGAGAACGAGGTGCGCCATGAATGAGATTGCTTTATATAACTTGACGTTTGCGCTGCCCATTTGTGCGGTATGCAACAAGCCGGTAGACAAGATGGAATCCATGTACTTGCCAGACTATGACGGCAAGCTGTTTAGAGCGCACTGCCACGGCAAAACAGAAGACTACATTCTTGGGTCTTACACAATGCTGGATGCCACAGAGATTACGTTTGGCAAAGCCTTCACTGCGCCGCAATTAACAGGAGGTGCGCCATGACTACATTTGTTTTGGCTTGGGTGTTGGTGACGTTTGATTCATTTAACTCTGGTATGCAGTATTCACCACCGCTGCACACACTAGAGGACTGCAAGCGTCTTCAAGAAGTAAGAAAACAACTCAAGATAGATGGACGCGATCAATGTGTGCAGCTAAATGTAATGAGGGGAGCGCAGCGATGATCACGCTAACCAAAGATCAAACCGAGACTGTCCGCATCCGCGAGATAGAAATTGAGTTTAAGGAGTGGATGCACCCGCAACTTGGCGTAGTGCCAGTTGACCCAAAGACCCCGTTAATCTTGAAAGCCGTCATCAGGGAGCAGGTGCAATGACAATCACATTAACCCGCGAGGAGGCGAAGCTGAAAGAGAAAAATGCCTGACATCAAACTCTACGACTACCAGAAGATTCCGCACCCGCGAGTGAAAGAGACGCTGAACTACTTTGTACCAGAGCAAAAGACTAGCTCAAGCCTACATCCAACAGCACCGTGGCTAGACGGCAATATGTTCTGCTGCTACTACGACGGGCAGGACAAGTTGATTGGCGTTAGGTTTGTTCATGCAGATGGTACATACAAAGACTTGATTGAGGTGAAAACATGAAAGCATTTCCAAACGTAACGAACGAGAAGGGCATGGACTTGCGCGATTATTTTGCGGCGCAAGCGATGCAACAACTAATAATGATTTTTGCCAATGACCCAACAATCGATGACGGAGATGCTAGGCGTGAAGCTGTTGCGGCTGCGGCATACGCGCAAGCGGATGCAATGATGAAAGCGAGGGAGCAAGCATGATTATTGAAGCAATTAATTACCGCAAGATTTGGCAATGGATCAACAACGTATGGTCGGAGTCTTTGATCGCCATCCTACTGTTCTTCATCGGGCTGTGGATTGGGTCGGTCAATACAGAGAGCCGCATCGCCAGCGACTGCAAGTTCGCCGGTTCCTTCCGTGTAGACATACAAGCGTTTAGCTGCCAGAGGAAGATATGAATCTGACTAACAAGCACGGATTGCCACAAACCTTCGTTAACGTTATCCAGCGCCCCTCCTACTCGCGTGGAAGCAGCGAGATCAGCGTGACGGAGATTCTCTCGCCACCGCAGTTGGTCTTGCTACGCCGTCGCCATGCTGATGACATTGAGGTAGACGCAGCAGATCAGGTCTGGTCTTTGTTTGGCAGCGCGGTACACAACATCCTGCAACACGGTAAGGATGACAACCACGTTGTAGAGGAGCGGCTGTTCACCACCTTCGAAGGCTGGCGCATCAGCGGGCAGGTTGACTTGCAGGAATATCAGGCTGACGGCAGCGTGATCATCAGCGACTACAAGGTGACATCTGCGTGGACGGTACAGCAGGAGAAGACTGAGTGGGTAGACCAGCTCAACATGTACGCATGGCTGGTGGAGCGGGTAAAGGGACATCCTGTTACCGCGCTGCGAATCATCGGCATCGTCCGGGACTGGAGCCGCCGGGAAGCAGCGAACAAGGAAGCTTACCCGCAGGCACCGATAGTCACCTTGGATATCCCTATCTGGGATTACCAAGCCCGTGAGGAGTTTGTAAGGACACGGCTATCCCAGCACAACGAGGCCAACTTCTCGGCAGTCAGCGGCGAGATGCCAGCCTGTACGCCGGAAGAGATGTGGGAGAAGCCGACGACTTACGCCGTCATGAAGGAAGGCGGCAAGCGGGCAAAGAAAGTATTTCTAGTTAAGCAGGAGGCCGAAGCGTTCATGGCCGATCAAAAGGGAACGCACTTCATAGAAACGAGAGAGGGCGGCAGGACACGATGCGATAGCTTCTGTCAGGTCGCACCATTTTGTGAGCAGTACAAACAATACCGTAAGGAGAATGACCTATGAAATACCTCATCGCTATCTGGGCACTGACAGCAGCTTCACTGGCCTACGCAAGCTGCACCACCAACACCTACTTCTACAACGGCAAGATGGTTGTATGCCAGACCTGTTGCTACAGCGGTAACTGCACCACGAATTGCTTCTGATTTAACACAAGGATAACTATGAAAGAAATCGCCGCAGCTCTGGTCAAAGCGCAGAAGGAGTTTGGTCCTGCGCTGAAGACCTCCACTAACCCGCACTTCCGCAGCCGGTACGCTGACCTGTCTGCCTGTATCGAGGCAGTCATCGACGCGCTGAACAACAACGGCATCTACCTCATGCAGCTGACCGAGGAGCATGAAGCTGGTGTCAAGGTTTCCACCACGTTCATCCACGAGTCTGGGGAGCAGATGTCGGGTGGCACCCTGTTCATGCCTGCGTCTAAGCATGACGCCCAAGGCTTTGGCTCGGCTCTGTCTTACGCCCGGCGTTATAGCCTGATGGCCGCCTGTGGCATCGCGCCAGAAGACGACGATGCGAATGCTGCATCCAAGCCTGTCGTGGCTCCTAGGCCCGCTCCGAAGCCCGTAGAGGTACCGCCTCCACCGCCACCCCCACCACCTCCACCACCGCCTCCTCCTGCCCCGCCGAAGAAGGTAGAAGGCAAGGGCGGCGAGTGGCAGCTGAAGGTATCGGCTCAGCCTGAGACTAGCTTCGAGGACTGGCTGGCTGTCGTGGTGGAAGGCACTGTCACTGCGCTGGACATGGCGTCATCCAAGAACGATGTCATGAACATCTGGCGCACGAACGCCAACATCTACAAGCTGGTAGAGCAGCAGGACGCGGAAGCCTACGCAGAGCTAACCGGCACATTCAAAACCTACAAGGAGAGTTTCACTGATGGCGACTAAATT